CGTGATACCTGCGCCGCCAGAGAAGCAACACGGTCACGACCTTTCTTGGTGGTCAGGTCCGGAACCTCGTTCACGGCCTGGCGAATCTGCTCAAGGTAAGCGTCAAGACCGCCAGCCCGGTACAGGGCAGGCGCCTGTTCTGGTTTTATTTCGATGACGGTTAAATCCATTATTTCGCTCATGGTTTCCCCTGAAATTTGGTTGTAAGAATCCCCGGCGCGATAAAAGCCGCCTGATAGCTCAGTTAAATTCGTGCGCTGATATGCGCGGTTAATGCGTCCCGGCTGGTACCAGGTTAGGCTCAATGTTGCGTGAAGCGTATGGCCGGCGGATGTGGCGCAGATTGCCCTGCGGCTCATGCCAGTAGCTGCCGTCGCGATAGTCGAAGCTGACCAGCCAGGCGGCGCCGGTGCGGCGATTGCGCATCATCACGGCGCGTCCGCTGTTAGGAATTGAGTTAGCCATTGAACACCCCCGTAACGTGCAGAATTTTGATAACCACCGCTGCCCAGATAACGCCGCCAATAAGCAGGCAGTAAATCAGTGAACGAATGCCTTGTTTGCTCATGCGACACCCCAGCAGAATTCGTAGCTAACCCAACCGACTGCAACCACAAGCACAGCAACCTTTAAACAAAACCGGTGCCACGCAGGAATTTCATGTTCTCGGATCATCTCGTTAGCCTCTGCGGTGACTGTTTTTAATGTCATTCCAGTACTGGAAAGTGCATGGAATACCCGCATCGAAAACTGCCTGTGCAGCTGCAATGATGTTTGCATGCCAGGTGACGCAGATGGTTGTCCGCATATGGACATAACGGAGTGATGGGTCGGCCTGGTTCATTAGAATCCCGGCGCGGACTGCATCACTGGAGCTATCAAAGCTAAAAATGACTTCACTCATCTCTTCACCTTTGCCTTATCGCGGCTAACGGAGCGTTGTTACCTATTTCCGGCGCCAACGTTGTTGTTTGGATGAGATGATAATAGCCAAGGCGATTATTCAGGTCAATCGCTAAAACGATATTATCAATCGTATAAGTGATAAATATGTGATTATTAAAGTGATTATTTTAAGAAAAAATTTTAGAAAGGTGTTTTTGCGAGGGTGGTTGCTAAGGTGTAGCGATAAAAAACCCGCCGGAGCGGGTTATGCGAATCGTTTGTATTCGATCGATTGTCTGAGAAGGACTCTGGCCATAACGTAAAACTGGTCTTCATCACCTGGCTCTACATACCATTTTTCATAGATGGGGTTATCCGAAATTACAGCTAGTCGGTCCCTTTGCATCTGCAAGCGCTTGACGTGAAGAGTTTTTCCAAAAACAAACACATAAACGCCATCACTGTCAAAATGGGTGACACTGATGTCTACGAAAATTTCATCACCGGGTGATATTGTCGTGTCCATGCTATCACCGGTAACGGTGATTACTTTTATGTGATGAGCTGGCCGATTGCCAAATAGAGATCTGGCCTGCTCTGATGTGTATTCGATCGCACGAATCGTCTCTATGAAATCGTTCGTGATAAGTGCACCAGGACCTGCGCTGGCTTTTACATCCAGGACATCTACCCGATAAATGCCATTTTTCGGCGTTACTGGCGTCTGCACTTCCGTGATCTGTATGGAATCAGCAAGCATTTCACCTGCTCCAGTGGAAAGCCATTCAGGACGCACGCCTAACACAGATGCTATTTCCACTGTTTTGCGAGAGCCGTTGGCGCCATTAAGCAGCTTGTTTACGCTTGACTGCGCCATGCCGACCTCTTTGGCAAGCCTGCCTTGCGTATACCCAGCCAATGACATTGCTCGAGCAAGACGCTCAGAGAAATCCATAACACCTCCTCAAAGTAACTCCTTTAATCCTATCGCCAAGGCGATTGCTTGGCAAAAAATCGCATAGGCGATTGACAATCTCTTTTGCGATAACCATAATCATCAAAAACCAATAGCTGAGGTGATTATGAAAAACCCCGCAGTAGAAAAAGCGATTTCCATCGCCGGCAGTCAGAAAGAATTGGCCAAGCGATGCGGCAAAGCGCAGTCGACGATCTGCGACTGGCTAAACGGGAAAAAGCGGATTTCTCCAGTGCATGTCCCCGACCTTGTCGCTGCCGTAAATGGAGAGATTAAGGCATATGAGTTTCGCCCTGATCTGCCTTCGATTTTTCCGCCACCAAACAATAGCGCCGCCTGACTGGCGGCCATTCCAAACAACACCAGAGGAAGTATCACAAATGGAGAGTTCAACGACACGCAACAAAGTGGAGGCTCGCAGGATAGAAAGCTGGTTACACAGCCAGATAGCTGAACTGGGTACCACAACTATCGCCAAAGTGGCCGGAGTGAATAAGTCGACGGTAAGTCGCTGGCGGGAAAGTCTTCTGCCGAACATGTCGCTACTGCTGGCCATCCTGATTTCTAACAGGCCGGGAGAGAAAGGTGACTTTGAAGCATGAGTGGGAACAGAAGGGCGAAAGCCGCAGTGCGGTAACACTAACGGCTTTCTACGCGAATTAACTGGATCAATTCACAGGAGTAATTATGGCAAATACTGCCGAAGTAATCAATTTCCCTGTGCCTGTCGTGGCACTACAGGAGCTGCGCGTGGCAGATCTCGACGATGGGTTTACGCGCATCGCCAATGAGCTCCTTGAAGCTGTCATGCATGCGGGTTTGTCGCAGCATCAGCTTTTGGTGTTCATGGCTGTCATGCGCAAAACATACGGCTTCAACAAGAAATCTGACTGGGTCAGTAACGAGCAGATCTCCGTGCTGACCGGCATTCTTCCGCACAAGTGCTCAGCTGCAAAAAGCGCCCTGGTTAAGCGGGGGATATTAACGCAAACCGGTCGCGTAATCGGGATTAATAAAGCGGTCAGCGAATGGTCATCTTTACCCGTAAAAGGTACAGAAAAAAAACCTTACCTGAAAAAGGTAACATTACCCGAATCAGGCAAGAAAAGTTTACCCGAATCAGGTAACGCCCATTACCCGAATCAGGTAAACACAAAAGACAAACATACAAAAGACAATAAAGACAATATTAATAACCCCCCTAAATCCCCCCGGGCGGTTTCGTTCGATGCGTCTGCTGTTCAGTTGCCTGACTGGCTTTCTGCAGAAATCTGGTCGTCATGGGTGGCATACCGTCGTGACCTGAAAAAGCCGATCAAGTCTCAGCAGACTGTCACCCAGGCAATCAACCTGCTGGACCGTTGCAGACTGAACGGTTACTCCCCTGACGAAATTATTAACCAGAGCATCGCTAATGGCTGGCAGGGACTCTTTGAGCCGAAAGGAGCCAGGCCGCATCGCCGGCAGGAGTCCCGCGTCACTGAGCGATTCGCTGACAAAGACTACGGCAAAACAGAACTTCCGGACTGGATGAGGGATCAGCAATGAACCTGGACGAACGAATCACCCTGGTCGAAAAACAGCTGCAGGAGCTGTCACAGCCAGCATTGGACATCCCAAACACCGAAGTCATTAAGCAGTTAGTGGTCTGCGAAAAGCACGGCGACTATGAGCAACGCCAGCGCGTATCAACTGGCCTTGTCCGTCTGCCAGGGGCACCGACAAGCTGCCCGGGATGCCTGAAAGATGAGCTCGTTTTCCTGCGAAACGAGAAGGCCAAAACGGATGACAGAACTCGCACTGCGAATGTTGAACGCCTGATGCTGGAGCTCAAAGTCCCGGCCCGGTTCGAAGCCTGCACGCTGGATAACTACCAGCCAGTGAGCGAAGAAGCAGTGCGGGCGCTGAAAGTCTGCCGAGCGTACGCCAGCCGCTGGCCTGATCGCCGGAAGAACGGCGGCGGACTGGTTATGTGCGGCAAACCCGGCACGGGGAAAAACCACCTGGCCTATGCCATTGCGAAAAGCGTTATCGCAGAGCACCAGAGCCCGGTCGTGTTCACCACGGCGCTGAAAATCGCCCGGGAGTTTAAATCCACCTGGTCAAAGACGGCGACCCGCTCTGAGGAAGACGTGATCCGCTTCTTCACCAAGCCTGACCTGCTGATTATCGACGAGGTAGGCATTCAGTTCGGCAGCGAAGCCGAGAAGATGATCATGTTTGAAATCATCAACACCCGCTACGAGCGCCTGAAGCCGACGATCCTGATCAGCAACCTGCCGAAGGATGAGCTGACGCAGTTTATCGGCGAGCGCGTCATCGACCGCATGAACGACGGCGGCGGCTGCACGATTTCGTTTACCTGGGACAGCTATCGGGAGAACCGGTCATGAAAAAGAACTCTGGCAAACAAGCCGTTATTAACTTCATCGGCCAGCATCCTGGCTGCAGCTTTCAGGATATCCGCCGCGGTACCGGGCTTGACTCTTCAGTGGTCAATTCCTCCCTGTGGCAGCTGAACAAAGACGGCCAGGTTAAGCGTGAAGGGGAATGTCGCAGCTTTCGCTACACCCTGATTGACACGACGGCTGTCACCGAAAGCGATCCGGAGTTTTATCGCCAGCGTCCTGGCGGCGTAAACCCAATGACCAACCTGTTTAACCAGTGCCTGGCGGGAGTAAGAAAATGATTTTTCTCAAATTAACCCAAAACTCAACGGTAGAGTTTCAGGGGAAATATGGCCGTGAATCTGAAACGGTTTATGACTCTGTATTCATTGCGCCCGACCACATAGAAAGCATGACCCCAGCAGGCCTTACTTATCTCAGGATGGTCTCTGGAGAGCGCATCTCGGTGCGGGAAACCCCGGAAGAAATCATCGCCATGCTTACCGAAGGAGCCTCCAAATGACCATCACATTACAGGCAGTAAACGAGCTCATCGCTTCCCTGGAGAGCGCAGGCGAGCTGTCGATCAGAGAGCAAAAGTTCCTGAAGCTGGCGAAAGCGTACCAGCAGCTGGCGGCGGAGAATGTGGTGCTGAAGAATGTATTTAGCCAGAAGGAAATCCCATCCGAAGCAGTCGATGCATTCATGGAAACCGCAGTAATGGATCATGACTGGAATGAAACCTCCGAGTGGTCATGGGTTGAAAACGAAACAGAGGTTATCCACGCCGTTCTTGACGCACTTAAGCCTGAAACCCCCGCCACCGATCGCATCGTAGCCGCTCAGCGCTCAGCATTTGTTGATGAGGCAGTATCCAAAATTGCAGAGTCTGGAGCGTTAACCGTTGGCGACTGCATTGTAGCCGTGTGCCAGTTGCGCGAGGGGGCCAAATGAGCAACCGTTTGGAAATTCTAAAATCTTCACTCGCCAAAAAAGAGAAAGCATTTAACGAGCGGCTTCAGAATCATTTCGACACTGTGAAGCAAGCTAACGGGCAACCTCTCAATGATAAGCGCAACGGGCGAGCAACGTTGAACAAATGGGATAGGCAAAGCGACGCGCTTCGAAATCTGGAGAGCAGCATTCAGCGCACAAAAGACGCTATTGAGCGCGAAGAGATGAAAATCGCATTGGCTGGGTCTGTTGATATTCCTGACTTTATTCAGCAGGCAATTAATGACGGCCGCATCACTCAGTGGCGTAAGCATCCGAGATTTTTCTTTGTTACAGGCGTTAAGCATGGGCGCATCGTGCTCGACGAAAAGACGGGAACGATAGCCCATAGGTATCTAAGCAAGGTCTCTAAGGATGAATACCCAATATTTCGGGATGTATTTAACAGCCTGAATAAGCAATGCCGGGAATTACAGGAGGTGCCGCATGACAACTGATATCACCGAACTGGCGCAGAGCCTGAAAGCGGCAGCAGAGCGCGTTATTAAAAATTACGACAGTGAATGGTTTGAGACTGGTAGTCAGATTTGTACCGTTCATAAGTCAAAGATAAATCTTATTAGTCTTGCTAATCCTGTCAATGTTCTCGCGCTGGTAGAGGCGCAGGAGAAGGCGCAGGAGACGATTGCATTTCAGCAAGGAGAAATTAAAGCGCTTTTGTCTTCATTGGAGTCCCGCACCGTCACCGTGAAGCTGGCATCCCGCCGATTACCATCTGATTACGTTGATGGTGAATTCGGCAATGATGATTTGGCAGCAATACATAATGCGTGTCTGCTGGAATGCAAGGTCAGTGTTGAAAAATATTTGTCAGCGCATGGGATTGTAGTCAAGTGGGAGGCTGAGTGATGAAAATGGGTGAACACATGGAGCCGGTTGTCGAGCTCCTGGAAGAACTGAACGGCAACAACACCGATGCCAAATTGAAACTACTCGCCCTTGTTATCTCGGAATACATGCTAAATGCGGATGTTACTGGCTTTGAGGTCACCGCAGGGAAGATGAAAGTTGCCGTAGATATAAGCGTGGAGGAATAGCCCATGACCAGCAAATTAATCAGAGAGAAGGCGCAATGGCTTCATGACGCGTGCGAGGAAGCTGCTGCCGCTGGCATTAAATTGACCATGAATCCGAACGAGCTGCTGATGTTTACCAGTTACGCGCTGGCCGCAATGGACAGCGAGCCGGTGGCGTATGCAGACCCGCAGGCTTTTGAAAACTTCGAGGCTGGAAACGCAAGGCGAGAGTGGATGTGGAAAAATCCCGGCGCTGATTTGGTTGCTCTCTATCGCCACGCGCAGCCGGTGCCGGTAGTTGATGCCGACGATAATTTCTATTCGTGGTTTGGGAGGGAATGGGCAGAGAATTATCAGCACAACCAATACACCACAGCGGCTAAGCAAATGCTGGGTGTGATGGCTGAATCTGCGTGGAAAGCAGCAACTGAAAGGCAACGGCAAAAGCAAAACGTTTCTGTCCCTGATGTGAAAATGTACGAAGACGTGCCTTATGAAGTTGGACGCTTAAAAACTCATCGAGATTGCTATTGCGATGGCTGGAACGCCTGCCGCGCCGCCATGCTCAACGGAGGTAAGTCATGAAAGACCATGAAATCCGCGAGCTGGTCAATCAGTTGCGCGATATCGCAATCGAATATCATGGGGCCCAGCAACTGAGAGAACGCATTGCGCGGGCTGTACGCGCAGCCATGCTCCATGCTCAGTCCGATGACGACGGCGAGCCAACCGACGATGAGCGAATTATGGCTATCGATGGCATTCACAGCTGCGAATGGTGCGGCGATGAAGGTTGGGTTGTCGGTGAAATGGGTATCACGCGCTGCGCGTGTAGTCAGGCTGGCAACTCTCCGGCAAATCCGGGTTGTTGGTGCCGCACATGCCGACCTGTGGACATTAACGATATGCGCTTCGTGGTGTGTCCAAAATGCGGGAACAAGAGATGCCCGCGAGCGAATGACCACAGAAACGCCTGCACTGGCAGCAATGAGCCCGGCCAGGAAGGAAGTGCATATCCGGCCGACCCGCAGGAGGTACCTGATGGAAAATGATAGCGATAACGTCATCACTCTGGTGCAGCCAAAGCGCGACGAAGCTACGCTGCTGAACATCACTGTAGGCGACAAAAAGACATACGATGAACAGCGCTGTAAGCACCTGTCGATTGAAGTCAGTGAAAAGGAACGCACAGTACATTGCACCCGCTGCGGCTGTGCTGTTGATCCGTTCGACCACATTCTCCAGTGCGCTACCAATGGAGAGCGCGTAGTCACTGAGATAGCGCAACTTCACCGCCGTCGTGACGAGCTGCGGGAGTCTGTAGCCAACCTCGAACGCGAAGAGAAAAATGCAAAGGCCCGGTTACGCTCTGCCAGAACGTCAATCCTCTTCGCAGAGAATGACCTGAAAAACACTGAGCAGGGGATAAAACAATAAAACGCAAACACGCTATTTGTTATCAACAAATCACAGGTTTGTATTTATGCGAATGATAACCAGAAAGAAGCCAGCCTTCACTGAACTGTATCAGACCGGCGTACTGACTCGCATCGCTGCCGTAAAAAGTCCTGATGGCGGCGGCTGGCGATTGTTCGGTTTATGGCGGGGTAAGGATATAGCGGTATTTGTGGAGGCTGCTCGCGGAGGGATTCGCGAGTGGTCAGGTCTGGACTACCTAGCTAACTTCTGCGCGAGTTGTGGCATTAGCCTGTGGGAAGTTCACAACAAGGTCGCCGAAAAAGCTCCTGAATGACGCCCCTCTCCGGAGGGGTTTTTATCGTATATGCTCATTTTGCTTTTCTCCCCGGGAAGGGCGATAATTACCTCGTCAGCCTGAGCAACTGACACGTTTTTCCGGCGCCAAGTGGGGACACATGGCGCACAAAACCTTAAAGCAATCCCTTTCAACGATGGCGAAAGCCACCGGCGATTTTCTGCATTCAGCGTTTGACCTCTGCGGAGGTGAAGCGTGAAGCAACAATTCTGCCTTATCAACGACAACGTTAAGCGTAACGCCGTCAGTTTCATCCAGTCTCTGCCCGTCGACCACCGATCGCCGCTGATTATCGAGGCGCGCGAAGAAAGCCGCACCGACAAACAGAATCGCCTCATGTGGCCACTTCTGAAAGACCTGAGCGATCAGGTTATCTGGTACGGCGAAAAGCTGGAACCTGCGGAGTGGAAAGACCTCATCACCGTACTGGTCAGCCAGACGCAAAACCCAGAGCGTGAGCAAAAATCCGCCCCGGGCATCAACGGAGGCCGCGTCTACTTCGGCGTTCGCACCTCACAATCCAGCAAGCGCTACATGGTCGAGGTGATCGAGGCGATTTACTGGTTCGGCACCGAGCACAATGTGAAGTTCAGTGAGAAGTCCAGCAGTCGGATTGCATGGGCCCAGGAATGGAGGGCTTCGCATGCACAGCCTGCTCGCTAAGGTCATGGATCGAGGCATCTTCCGCGTGCCGGCACGTCGCAAGCGCAAGGTCGAAGTTAAGCCTTCCGATATCCCTACCTTTCATTATACGGCTCACCTGGCAGATGTCCGCTGGCTGCGCCGCGCTGCCAGAAGGAAAATTGCATGAGCCTCTACCGAAGCATTAATGGCGCAATCTGGCGCAACATCTGGGTTGTTGGCGATCTGCATGGGTGCCATACGCTGCTGATGAAAGAGCTTGAAGGGGTCCATTTTGACCCATTGTGTGATCTGCTGATCTCAGTAGGTGACCTTATCGATCGTGGGGCAGAAAACGTCGAATGCCTTGAGTTAATCACAATGCCCTGGTTCATGGCTGTTCGCGGAAACCATGAGCAGATGATGCTTGACGGACTATCTTCCTCCGAGAGCGTATATCACTGGCTCGCTAACGGTGGCGGATGGTTCTTTAACCTTGACTACGACAAAGCACGGCAGGCTATCGAGCTGGTCAAATTGGTTGGCACCATTCCACTTATCATCGAGGTAATGACCGAGGGTAAGAGGGTGGTGGTCTGCCATGCTGACTACCCGCATAACGAATATGAGTATGGCAAGCCCGTCGATGCAGAACAGGTCATCTGGAATCGTGAGCGAGTGAGCGCGGCTCAGGATGGGATTGTGAATGAAATATCCGGTGCAGACCTGTTTATTTTTGGTCACACCCCGACACATCAGCCAAGTCAGTACGCCAACCAGATGTATATCGACACTGGGGCTGTGTTCTGTGGCCGCCTGACCTTGGTGCAGATCCAGGGTGGTGAGCATGCTTAAACGTACTCAGCGCCGGTGCAAAATCTGCCGGGCAAAATTCACCCCGGCATTCGAAAACCATCGTTGGTGTTGCCCTGAGCATGGCGCTGAATTTGCCATGCAGGAACTGGAGAAGAAGCGCGAAAAGCAGGCCCAGGCGAAAGCGAAGAAAGAACGCGCAGCTTGGCGCAAGCGCAAAGCAGCGGTGAAACCGCTCCGACACTGGGAAGACATGACCCAACGTGTCGTTAACGACTATATCCGCGAGCGTGACCACGACCTGCCGTGCATCAGCTGCGGCACGTTCGAAACGGTTCAGTGGGAAGCTGGACATTTCAGATCCAGAGGGGCGGCGTCACACCTCAGATACAACGAGGACAATATACATAAACAATGTCATCGCTGTAATGACGAGCTTTCAAGTAACGCAATCCCATACAGGGCAGCGCTCATAGAGAAAATCGGCGCTGAGCGCGTCGAGGCGCTCGAAAACAACAACACCCCTCACCGATACACCATCGAAGAACTGGAAGGCATCAGGCGCCATTACAGCGCGCTACGCCGTGCGCTCATAAAACAACGGGAGGCTGCATGAAGATCATCTATAGCGACGAAGGGGCTTATTCCCGCATTTGGCTGACCGGTCCGTTTTGGCAACTGGCTATGGCCCGGCGCATTGCTGATGCCGGACTGGACGCTTCCCCGGTCAATACCTGGGAGTCTCGCGGGCTCACCTTCCAGATCACCTTATACGGAAAGAGCGCGTATGTGCTCAGGGCATATAAGGCGATGGCCAAGGCTATGGCGAGGACTGGCAAATGAGCCGTGACGTCATCGAGCTCATCCGCGACCGCTGGCAAAAGCTCCGCCTCTGCCGGCACCGCGGCACCGTACTGGTTGACTACCGCATACTGAGAAACTTTGTCCGCATCTATCAGACCCTGGGAGAGACAGCATGACAGCTCAATACTTGGAATTTGTTCGCCAGCAACTGATAGTGGCCACTGCCGATCTGAGCGGTGCGACGAAGGGGCAACTGGTGGCCTTTGCAGAGAACGCACAATTCACCGCTACGGCGCGCAGCCGGGGACGGAAGAAGGTGTATAGCGAGGCGAAGCAAAAAATGGTTAACCCGGATGGGCCGCCGATGAGCGGTAGCCAGTCCCGCGCTAAGGGTTCATCAATCGCTCTCGTTCTTCCCGTTGAGTATTCGACGGCAAGCTGGCGCCGGGCTCTGCTGTCGCTGGAAGAGCATCAGAAAGCCTGGTTGCTGTGGAACTACAGCGAGAACATCCGCTTTGAATATCAGGTCGCGATAACACAGTGGGCATGGGAAGAATTCCGTGATCAACTCGGCGCTAAGAAAGTGGCCGGCAAGACGATGGAGCGGCTGAAGAAACTGATATGGCTGGCGGCGCAGGACGTGAAAGCAGAGCTGGCGGGTAAGTATGTATACCAACACCAGGATCTTGCAGCCCTGTGTGGCGTTAAGCCTGATAACTGGTGCCATAACTACGTGGATTACTGGCTGGCTATGTGCGCCATTTTTAGGCGGCTTGATAGCGACTCTCTTCTCTGCGCCGTGAGAACACGATCACAACAAAAAGCGACTTTTTCGCAGCAGGGTCTTGCAAAAGTCAATTAAATGCGTCATATTTGAGTCTACTTTGATATGCTGCCTTAACTTTAAGTGGCGGCATGAAGATGATAGTCACATACCAGTTTGTAAAATTAGCCTCGGCATCCCGCCGGGGCTTTTTTATGCCTGTGATCCGGTCAGGGCTCTTGGGTAGAGACGTGCTGCACGACACGTTGAAACCCTACACGCGCAGAGCCCTGAACCAGATTGAGGGTCGATCGTATAAAGGTCATTACGGCAGGCTGTTAACCTGCTTATCGTGGTTCGATTCCACGTCGTCCCGCCAAATTACGGAGCTCTGGCGTAGATGGTTCGCGCGGATGCCTGAAGAGTATCAGGAGATGGTTCGATTCCATCGGGCTCCACCAAATTAGCCGGCTTAGCTCCAATGGTAGAGCAGTCGCCTTGTAAGCGAATGGTTAGCGGTTCAAGTCCGTTAGCCGGCACCAATTCAGCGCCATTAGCTCAACCGGAGAGAGCAATAGCCTTCTAAGCTATAGGTTTCAGGTTCGAGTCCTGAATGGTGCACCAGATAATGGCCTGACCTGATGACGGGCTCATAATCCAATCCATCAGGGAGTTGTTGGCGCAACGCAACAGGCCACCATATCCCTCTACCTTGGGACCATTACGGCTACCGCCGTCGCTTTTACCCTTGGTATTTCTTCCCGCCTTGAGCGGGTTTTTTATTTTCAGGGTCGCGGGAATCACCCTCGACGCTTTGTTGGTAAATCAGCCCGACGGCCCTGAACCTTTTACTGACTACAGATAGCACCCCGAACATTATCGGAGGTGAGAGATGCAA